TACGGAAAAGATATTCTACTTGCCAGTTTCCGTTGTCGAAACTCTGTAAATCTTCTTCATTGCAGGCGTTTTGCTCGTCAGTAACAAAATCCTCCATAATGTCGCGCAGGTAGTAAAATAAATCCTCGTCATTCTTCTTTACCCAATTTGTACTAACAGTAAGACTCACGTTGTTTAATTTATTCATGTTATATTCCTCCCTCTTAATTTTACCAAAACGCCCTCTTGTGGTGGTGCTTTGGTAAAACTGCGGTTTATGGATTACCGCGAACCAATAATATCCTTTTGTAAGTCAATGAATTTTAGTATTTTGGGGCTATTTCTCCATACTAGATTAAGGTGCTCTAGGTATTTTATTAGATTATCTTTTGTAGCACCTCTTGAAATTCTTTTTGTAACCACATTTTTGATTGCAAACTTAATGTCGATTTCAATTAACCCATCTAACATCTTATCGCCCTCCTTCTAATGTGTCTCAACAAAATACCTCTCTAAAGGTACTTTGGCGAAACAGGGACCGTAGTCCCTAGATTTCACCGTCATAATCTTGTTTAAGGTTATGAATGTAGGTTTTGATAATGCTTTTGTCTGTTGGTATTTTTTCTTGATAAGTAGACCTGCCTATGTCGATGGTTCTAAGTATGTCCTCGAAGTTAGCTTCCGGTATTTTTTTGCAAACTGCCTGCGCGATCTCGGTGTTCATCTACCTCCGTATTTAGTTTGTTTTTTTCGCTGTTCTTGTTTATTATATTATCACAGTGTGAGTATGGTGTCAACACTTTATTTAAAAAATTATCAGGGAATTTTTATCCCTGAGTTTTTGTAGTGTTTTCAATGGTTCGCAGGTATTCTTCTAGTGCGATTGTGCCGATTGTACCTATAGAAACTTTGCCAAGTTCGGATTCGTTTAATTTTTCAACAGCTCGCTTGACTCGTTCTTTTAAGTCTTTGCTGACGTAGAAAGTTATCTGTGTTGTGTTTGGGCCCACTGCCATTTAATCAACTCCTTTTTGATAGTGGTTATATAATATCACTATATCGTTATGGTGTAAATACCGTATTGGAAGTATTTTTAACCGCACATAATATGAGAAACAGGACAAATGCCTTGAAATAGCTTTCAGGGCGTCAAATACAAATTGCAGGTATAAAACTACTTGGAAGGTGTTTAAAGTGGCTGTATGGGGCTGTCATGGAGGGTGTTTTTTGTTATGGGGGGAAGGCTAAAAAGAAAAACCGCATGGTTAGCGGTTTATTAGTTGTTTTTCAATTGTTATTAAGTATTTAAACAGTAAAACCTTTTCTGGTGACATTGGTATTTTCCTTGACGCTTCTTTTGCTGCTTGAATATTTTTTAAGTTATCTAGTGGCATTAACTTTATGGTGTTGCATTGTTTTTCTATTTCCTTATGTTCTTCTATGTATTCTTCTGTTTCCATATTATTTTCTATTTCTTGGAATATTATTTTTATTTCTTTATTGATCATTAAATAAACCTCCTTTGTATTTATTATGGCAGGTATTTTTATATTTGCAATACCTTTTTATTATTTGCAGAATATTTATATTGACGATACAGAATTATTGTGATTTCGCTTTAAAATATATATAATATAGTTATATTTAGCTGATAATATTGGAGGCGTAAAATGGTAAATTATATTGAGCAGGCTGAGAGAGTTTTAGAATTTTATGTGGATATGAAACTTGCCGTTGAAAATATGGACAGGCAGATAGCTAGACTATCTTTGTCAACCTGTCCTAGAAATATGAGAGCGTCTGTTATTGATGAAACTGGAGTAAGAGGTAGTCGGAACGATAATACCGGATTTTTGTTTAACAATCTGTTGGAGTTGCAGGAGAATAGGGAATTGACGGTGCAGCAACTGAGAGAGATCGACGAGACACTTGAAGCAATATCCCGGCAGGAGAAATGCGAATATTATGGCCGTATTTTAAGACTTTGGTATATTGAAGGGATAACCAAGGAAAGAATTGCGGAATTTCTTAATTACAGCGAAAAAAGCGTTTATAATAAGAGGAAACTTGCTATTGAAAAGCTGGCAGTGCAGTTATTTGGAGTAAAAGCTGTTTAAGATTGCAAAAACTTTACCCGGTATTTTCCTACCGCTTAAGGTAATATGTTACTATGGGAAAGTTGTAATTATTCAAGTGAGATAGTCCTGATCAGACGAAAGCGCGGAAATCTCCATCCGCGTTATCTCACTTTTATTTTAATTTGGAGAGAGAATTAACCATAGGAGAGTGGTAAGTGTGGCGATTAAGATTGTTAACTATCAGCAGGCATTTTTTGGTCTTTTGAATATGAAATTGACCGATGATATAAAAATCCAATTGATTAGGATTGAAAAAGAAGGATATAGCGAGAGAGCAATTTGTTACGCTATATGGAGATCGCAAGAAAAACTCTGTCAATTTAGAAACGACAGCAGGTTTTGGTCTGTACTTCATAACGAGGTAAGAAAACATTCCTTTAAAATCAATGATCCGCATTGGCAAAAAGTAAAGGAAGAGAAAGAAAAAATCGAGAAAAAAGACAATGAGCAGAAGGAACGCATACTTAAAGGTAAAAAGATTTTCGCCCTTGAAGAATACAAGCCCGGCAAAGGCAAAAACTTTGTCTATTTTATTCAAGGTGAGGATGGCGGTCCTATTAAGATTGGCACATCAAAAAATGTGGAAAATAGATTACACGCACTACAGACAGGTTTTCCTCATAAATTAGTAGTGCTTGCCGTTATTAAAGGGAATGACCGCATTGAACGCGGATTACATTATAAATTTAAGAATTATAGACTTAGCGGTGAATGGTTTAAACCTGCGGAGGAATTGCTGGAATATATTAATTCTCTAGCAATCAAAACATGAATAATATATTTGAAACTCAGGTTATTGTTGGACGTGAGAAAAGCCCTAAAGGCGATCATGTTACAATAACAGAAAAGGAAACAGGGGAAATACTTAGCACACACTGGGAAATTAAGATGAAAAACCCCCCAGGTAAAAAACCACGCAAAGTAAAGCAACCTCCATATGCTAAGGTATGGATGCCTAATTTAATTAAGTTAGTGTTAGACAAAAAGCTAAGTAGTGCTGAAAAGGCACTTCTTTTTGATTTACTGGCTTTTTTGGATTGGCAAAGTACAATGTTGGTTCATCCGCTTACTGGCAGACCAGTTAATGAGTCTTCCATAGCTGAGATATTAAAGATGAATCGCGGTCACGTTCACGACATCTTAAAAAGTCTTAATGAAAAAGGAATCATAGGAAAATATAATGCCGGTAAAGGTAGGCCGTGTAAGTATCATATGAATTATCATCTGTTTCATTATGGCGATAAAATGAACGATATACTTGATATTTGCAGGTTTGACGGTGACTGCGCTTATGAACCACCAATTAAAGTAGAATTCGAGATTGAAAAAGACAGTAAAAAGATGATACGCAGAGATTTAAGCCCGGATATAGGAGTTAAACGCAAAAAATGAGTTGTATGGTTTTCCGTACAACACCTGTATGGTTTTCCGTACAACTTTGACCCCTCTAGCCATTGATTTTACTAGCAGAGTGTTTTTGATGCTTATGTATTTATTTACGTGAGAGTAATTTTAATGGTTTTGGTGCTTTGTTTAAGGACTGCTCAATGAGGTGATATTGTGAAAAAATTAGACTCCACATTTAATTATATATGTGTTGCGGTTGGAATCCTTGTCTGTGCTGGCGTTACTGTATTTGGTTGTTATTATCTATTTAGACTGTTTAATCACATTGCAGGTACAAAACCACCTGCAATGTGATTATCTACGCTGTATGAGGCTGTGAGAGTGTTATTATTTGATTGAGAATTGAGTTTTACTTATATTGTGGGTAGAACTGAGTTTTTAGGTTATAGAAGAATTATTGAAATGAGGTGAAGTTATGGAATGTAGTAAATGTTTGCATAATCGAGTTTGTGAACATATGAAAGAATATGTAAAACTAACGGAAGAATATTCTCAACCCGATAGTAAAGTATTTGAATTAAAGATTAAGTGTAAGTTTTACCAGGATAACGTAACTGCGCAGAATTCGTGGAGACAGCAACAAATAAGGGCAATTGAACAATATCCACTTAATCCACCTTGGAAGTTTACTGGGAACTTAGATGTGTAAATTATATAACTTAAAATATTGAGGTGAGAGCTAATGGCTGGAGGCAGACCAACGAAATATAAGGAAGAATATAACGAACAAGCATATAAACTTTGTTTGCTTGGTGCGACGGATAAGAGTTTAGCTGATTTCTTTGGGGTAGATGAAGCAACTGTAAATAGATGGAAGGAAGATTTTCCAGAGTTTTGCAAGTCCTTAAGGGAAGGTAAGGAGGTTGCTGATGCAAAAGTAGCGGAAAAACTGTATAATCGGGCGTTAGGTTATAAGTGTAAAGAGGATAAGATTTTCTTACATGAAGGTGAGCCGGTTGTTGTTCCGACAGAGAAACATTATCCTCCTGACGCTACATCAGCTATATTCTGGTTGAAAAACAGGCAGTCAGGCAAATGGCGCGACAGACAAGAGATTCACGCTACCGTTGATGCCAAGGTTGAACATAGCTTTGATACATCGAAGTTGTCCGGCGATGAGCTGTCCATGCTAGAGCAGTTACTGGAGAAAGCCAAGTCGGAGGAAGAAGAATAGTCTCAGCTAAAAATCTTATCGTAGTTCAGCGATAAGTACCGATAATAAATATTATGTAAACCATCGAAAACCCTGTAGACCGCGTGTTTACTGGGTTTTTGTTTTTACTTGCATTTATTTTGGTACCAAATACCCCAAAGTCCACAGCACAAGGACATTTTAAGCCACAAAAACCAGGTACGCAGGGGAAGGGTTGCGAACCTATATTGATTAAAAAGATGCTCTTACTATATTTTTTTTGGAGATTAGTAAACGAACGGAAAAAAATAAATCTCTGAAAATTGCAAAGGGGGTACCCTGTTTTGAGAAGGGGTGGGGTATTCACCGCAACAAAATCACACCATATTTCACAGAATTGCAACAGGGGTACCCCATTCTAAAAAAGTAATACCCCAAAAATTTTCCAAAAAATTTTCCAAGTGACTAATTAGTATGTATAGATTATATCAAGGTGACTGCTTGGAAATAATGAAGTTAATACCTGACAAAAGTATAGATATGATACTCGCTGATCTTCCATACGGAACCACTGCCTGTAAGTGGGATACGATTATTCCTTTTGAACCGCTATGGGAGCAGTATAAGAGGATAATAAAAGATAGCGGTGCGATTATATTAACTGCAAGTCAGCCTTTTACGAGTGCGTTAGTTTCAAGCAATTATAAATTATTTAAGTATTGTTTGGTGTGGGATAAAATAAGAAAAACTGGACATTTAGACGCAAAAAGAAAACCACTAAAGAGGCATGAAGATATTTGTATATTTTATAAAAAACTTCCCACATATAACCCACAAATGGTAAAAGGTGAAAATCATTTAAGGGGTTCATGGGCTAAATCAAACAAAAAATGTGAAGTATATAATGAATTTAAAAATATGAAAGGTGTTTTGTCTGATGAATATTACCCAGATAGCATTTTAAATATTAGGCAAGTTTTAAAAGCTGAACACCCAACCCAAAAACCTGCAGCATTATTCGAGTACCTTATAAAAACATACACCAACGAAGGTGATATAATCCTTGACAATGTAGCCGGTTCCGGCACTACAGGAGTAGCTGCAGAAAATACCGGCAGGCATAGCATTATGATTGAACGAGATCCGAAATACTGCAATATAATACTCGACAGAATGTCCACCTTAGACGCAGGTGGTTTTTTTATGCCAAAAAGGAAGTGATACTGTGGCGAAAAAACTTAAACTACCAACACTTGAACAGGTACAGGCTGAGTTATCTCGCCGCAGTTTATCCACCTACATAAAACACGCATGGCCAATCATCGAGCCTGGCACTGAATACCTGCATAACTGGCACATTGACGCTATAGCAGAACATCTTGAAGCCGTTACAGCAGGACAAATTAAGCGGCTAATTATCAATATCCCTCCACGGTATGCTAAGAGTATAACCGTAACCGTTATGTGGCCTACTTGGGAATGGTTACACCATCCAGAGACACGTTGGATATTTGCTTCATACTCTGCTTCATTGTCCACTAAGCACAGTATGGACCGCAGGACGATAATAATGTCCGAATGGTATCAGCGAAACTTTGATAAGGTGTTTAAGTTAGCAAATGCCGGTAGTCGTGATCAGAATATGTTAAATACTAAATCAGAATTTCAAAATGATAAGCGTGGAACAATGTTCTCCACCTCGGTAGGTGGGTCGGTTACAGGTATTGGCGGCAATAGAATTGTTATTGACGATCCTCATAACCCCAAGGAGGCCCAATCTGATGCAGAACGGCGAGCAGGTATAACATTCTTTGACCAAACACTGTATACCCGTCTTGATGATAAAAAGAAGGGTGCTATAGTTGTCGTTATGCAGCGGTTGCATGAGAGTGATTTAACCGGACACTTACTGCAACAAGGCGGTTGGGAACATCTCTGTATCCCGGCAACGTCCGAAGGTAAAACGGTGATAAGTTTACCTTCCGGCAAGGAGATTGAACGGGAAGACGGTCATATATTATGGCCGGAACGTGAGGGCAAGGAAGAACTTGAACAGACAAAACGGGCTTTAGGTAGTTATGCTTATGCCGGACAGTATCAACAACGTCCTGCACCTTCTGAGGGTGGCATTTTAAAACGGCACTGGTGGAGGTATTGGCACTTTCCGGGACAGAAGTTGCCACCTGTTACTGTTAGACTGCCTGACGGGGAGTATTTGAATATTGAGAACATACCTTTGCCTGAGAGATTTGACGAACAGATTCAATCGTGGGACATGGCTTTTAAGGATACTAAAACGAGTGCCTATGTTGCCGGTCAGGCATGGGGCAGAGTAAGGGCAGACTGCTTTTTGCTTGACCAGATACGGGACAAGTTGGACTTTGTGAAAACGGTTGAAGCAGTTAAGACTTTAACGGCTAAATGGCCCAGGGCGCACGCAAAGCTAATCGAGGACAAAGCCAATGGCCCCGCTGTAATAGCGAGTCTACAACACGATATTCCTGGCATAATCGCTATCCCAGCTAAGGACAGTAAAGAAGCCAGGGCGCACGCTATTTCCCCGTTTATCGAAGCGGGGAATGTCTATTTACCGCACCCTCAGATATTTAACTGGGTTGATGATCTGATTGAAGAAGCGGTAAGTTTTCCGAACGGAAAGTACAAAGATCAGGTGGACACCTTAACCCAGGCTTTGGCAAGGTTGTCATTTGAAGGAAATAAGGTGCCCACAGATATGCGGCCATTCCAGTTAGTATCCGGCAGCAGATGGCGGGGGAGGTGATTGATTGACTAAAGCAGTTTCTTTTTCTGAAATAGGTAGATCGGGATTAAACCGGTGGGGCGGCACAATTAATCAGGAATGGCTTTCTGATTTAAAGGGAATTAAGGCAATAAGGGTTTATACTGAAATGTCAAGCAACGATCCGGTTATAGGTGCTTTGTTGTTCGCTATGGAAATGCTCATAAAAGGAGCAGAATGGCGAGTTGAGCCTTCCGGCAATAGTAATATTGACATGGAGGCAGCAGATTTCCTTGAGTCATGTCTGCATGATATGGAAAAGCCCTGGCTTGATGTTCTAAGTGAAATATTGACCATGCTTATTTATGGATGGTCTTTCCATGAAGAAGTATATAAGCGTCGTATAGGACCGGAAAACAATGTCAAAAGCAAATATAATGACGGTAGAATAGGTTGGAGGAAACTTCCCATACGCTCACAGGAAAGCCTTTGGGAATGGGTTTTTGATAATAATACCGAGGAACTTCTTGGGATGATACAGCAACCACCTCCGTCATATAGAAATGTATCTATTCCAATGTCAAAGGCTTTGTTATTCAGAACTAAAAGCATTTACGATAACCCGGAAGGCGTTTCAATACTCAGAACTTCATACGTTCCCTGGTACTATAAAAAGAATATACAAATAGTTGAGGGTATAGGCATTGAGCGTGATTTGGCTGGCTTACCTATTGCAGAAGTACCACCCTCTATTTTGGCTATAACCGCAAGTCCTGACGAAAGAGCAATTTTTGAGCAGGTAAAGAAGATTGTAACCAATGTAAGAAGGGACGAAAACGAAGGTATTATTTTCCCTGCTGAAAAGGTAAATGGTGCGGAAACTGGTTATAGATTTAGACTTTTAAGCACCGGAGGACAAAGACAGTTTGACACAACGGCAATTATACAAAGGTATGATCAGCGGATAGCTATGAGTGTACTTGGCGACGTTATATTAATTGGACATAATGCGGTAGGTTCATTTGCCTTGAGTAGTTCGAAAAGTGAACTATTTAGTATGGGTATAAACTCAATACTAAAAAACATTGAGGCGCAATTTAATAACGTAGCAATACCAAGACTATTTAGTTATAACTCATTTCCTGGTTTGACTGCTTTGCCAAGATTAGTTAGCGGCGATATTGAAACCCCTGATCTGGTGGAATTAGCTACATATATTGAGAAATTAACTGGTTCAGGTGCAGCATTATTCCCCGATGAGGACTTAGAGGCTTACTTACGCAGAGTGGCAAACCTGCCGGAAAACAGGGCGCATACTGCTGTAGTGCCAGAAAAACCAAGTGAAATTCTTTAAAAAATAATGGAAATATGTTATAATAAAGGTGGGGCACAGGGAGTCGCGACCCTGTTAAAACGGTTTTCCCATCCGGCCCCAATTTATAAAAAAATGGGAGTAAACACTATGGGAGGTGTTTTTGTTATGCCTATAATAAAAAACGGTGAATACCGTAATTGTTTAACTTGCGATAAAGAGTTTTATGTGCAAAGAGCAAAGTTAAACAGGGGTGGCGGTAAATATTGTTCCGTAGAATGTAGGGGTAAGGATAAAAGAAACGGCGAATTAAGAATCTGTAAGACATGTAGGAAAGAATTCTATGCCTATTCTAAGAAAATTGAAAAAGGCGAAGGCATTTATTGTTCTACTAAATGCAGTATATTGGGAAGAAAAGAAGGAAAAGAAATAACATGCCCAGTATGTGGGAAAGTATTTTATGTTCCGAAACATAGGTTTAATAAAAAGACATATCCTAAATATTGCTCATTGGACTGCTTTGGCATAGCACATAGAAGGCCAAACAATATAAGAATAGATGGAAATATTGCATATATTGAATTAACAGATAAAAACGGTCATTTGATAACTGAGGCTATTATTGGTACTGAAGATATTGACAAGGTAAACGCTATTGGTTATAGGTGGCGTTTGCAATGTGGGATAAAAAATGGCGGTTATGTTGTAACTGATACCAAAGAAGGAATTATTTTTCTTCATCGAGTAGTAATGGATTGCCCGGAAGGGATTTATATAGATCATATTAATAATAATAAACTTGATTGCACAAAAAATAATTTAAGACATTGTACCTATAGTCAAAACAGACAAAATATTAATCCTGAAAAAATAAAACTTCCTAAAAGTGGAGTAAGAAATGTAACTAAGCATTACGGTAAATGGAGGGCTAGAATAACTGTGCAGGGAAAAGTTATTGATTTAGGGCATTTCTATACATTGGAAGAAGCAGAAGCCGCAGTTATAGCCGGACGTAAAAAGTATTTTACGCATTCAAAAGAAAACCTACCGCCTTTATAGGGCGGTTTTTTAATGTGGTGATAAGTATGGAAGAATGGCAACAAATGCAAAAAGCCGCTGACGATTCTGCACCCGAGATAGAGCAGGTATTTACTCAGGCGGCAGAAGTTACAGCAACAGCAATCGTCCTAAAGGAAATTTCCGAAGCATTGGAAACCGGAAATACTGCTGCCGCTGAGGAAGTAATAAACTGGGAGTTATTTGCTGCTGAATTAGCTGCAGCAACATTAATAATAACCAACATAGTCCAGAAAAACGGAAATAATGCGGCTAATAGCCTAAACTCTAAGTTTAAACTGAATACACGTTTTGATCTGCTAAACCCTTATGTTGTTGAGTGGATAAAAGAAAACTCTGGCGACATGATAACGCAAATAACCGATGAATCCCGTAAGGCTATACGGGCTATAATCTTGGATGCTTACCAAAGCGGTAGGCACCCGTACAAAACGGCCAGGGAGATAAGGCAGTATATTGGACTAACCGAGAGAGGCGCAAATGCTGTCCTTAACTACCGGAAAAGGTTGGAATCGGATGGAAAATTATCTCCGGTCAGGATTGACGAACTGACCAAGCAGTATTCTGAGAGGTTAATTAAGGACCGGGCAGTGATGATAGCGAGAACGGAAAGCATAAAAGCCAGCAATGCCGGGCAACAGTTACTTTGGGAAGATGCGGCAAGGAATGGACTTATTAATTTATCGACTGCTTACAAAAAGTGGATTGTAACACCGGATGACCGGCTTTGTCCTGTATGTCGTGCCATGAAAGGTGAGACTGTCCCGCTTAACTCACAATTTAGCGGTGGCGTTGACCATGCTCCAAGGCATCCTCGCTGCAGGTGCTCAATGTCTTTAGTAAATAAGAGGTGATAAAATGAAATTTTCACCAGAAACATTAATTGATAAAGTAATAAAAGATTTAGATGAAACATCTAAAAAGCATAAGAAGATGAAAGAAGAATTTTTTGACAAATGGAATAAATGGGGCACCCCTGTAAAAGCGAGGTGATAAAATGCCAGACTCATACACTCCACCGCAAGAAGTGCAAAACAATGCTAGGCGAGGCCTAGAACTACGTCAAGAATTTAACCGGGGCGGTACTGCCGTAGGTGTTGCCAGGGCTAGGGATTTGAGTAACGGCAAAGGCATTTCTCCCGACACTATAAACCGTATGATTAGCTATTTTGCCCGACATGAAGTGGACAAACAGGGCGAAGGTTGGGCCGACCAGAGCAACCCCAGTGCTGGCTATATTGCTTGGTTACTTTGGGGCGGTGATGCCGGAAGAACTTGGGCTGAGAAGGTGAAGCGACAAATGGAAAAAGATATTGAAAAACAAAAAGACGATTTTTCTATATATATACCGATCTCCAAAATGGACGATGATCTTGAGGGAGCATGGGGAGTGATTGTATTGATTATTGGAATCCTAATAACAGGATGGATTTTTGGTTTTGGTTGGGGTTTGGTAAATAAGATAAACGGCGAACTTTTCGAGGATAGTCAGGGTGATTTAGTCGAGGACTACGAACTTGAAAAAGCCGTTTATGATTTTATGTTAGTCCCGAAGCATGATGAGATGCACAAAAGGATTGTACCTACTTCCAAAGTGGTTGAATCTTTTGTTGTTACGGATGAAAAACTATCCAAAATGTTTCCCGGTGAGAGTATTCCGCAGGGTAAGCGCGGTTGGTGGATTGGTATAAAAATATACGACAAAGAAATATACAAGAAGCACCAAACCGGGGAATACTCCGGTTTTTCTATTACCGGAAGCGCACAAAGGAGGGAAGTTTAACTTGTGTCTACACTACTTAAAAACCTAAAGATAAGAACTATCGGATCAGTTGACCGACCGGCTAATCAACCGGCTTTGGTTGAATTATGCAAAAGGTATGACTTGCCGGAAGGAGGTGAAGAAAATATAGAAATTGCAAAAGCCTCCGACCTATTGGAAATAACCCAAGAGTTGGAAAAAGCCGGTAAGAAAATAAGTAAGGAAAATCTCGATATACTCATGCAGGCCCACAAGTTGCTCATGGACATGATTTCCAGAGCAGGCGGTGAGATGAACATGGAAAAGAAAAAGGAGGATGATACCTTGGAAAATTTAGAAAAGGCTATGCCAAAAGAAGATTTTATGAAGATGAAACCGGACGAAATGTATGCGGCCTACGAAAAGGCTTGCACCAATATGAAAAAGTCCGCCGAAGCCCCGGTGATTAAGATGGAAGACCTGCCCGAACCTATTCGTAAGATGATGGAAACACAGCAGGCCGAGAAGGAAGTCCTGGAAAAGCGTCTGAAAGATACTGAAGAACTTGCTAAAAAAATGGCCGATGAAACATATATTGCCAAGGCTGCCGGGTTCCAAAACCTTGCCGTGAAACCTGACGAATTTGGTCTTGTATTGAAGTCTGCTGCTGAGAATATGACCGCCGAGGATTTTGCTTCCTTAGAAGGTGTATTGAAAGCTGCTGACGAGGCTATTAAGCAGGGCAACCTGTTTAAAGAGTTTGGCCGGTCCGGTCATGGTGCTGCCGTTAACTCTGTAATGGCTAAAGCCGAAGCAATGGCCGCTGAGATGGTGCAGAAAAGCACAGCCATGACAAAGGAAATGGCTCTGGCAAAGGTTTGGGAAGAAAATCCCGACTTGTACGAGCAATATGAATCAGAGAGAGGTGTTAAATAATGGCATACGAAAAACCGCTTGAATGTATTTCTTTACTTGCCGCTGCTGACTATTCCGCAAAGCAGTTTTATGCGGTAAAGGTTGATAGTAACGGCAAGGCTGCGCTGGCTGCTGCGGGTGAAAATGCTATCGGTATCCTGCAGAATAACCCGGTCGCTGCAGAACCTGCAACCGTTATGACCCTGGGTATTTCCAAGGCTATCTACGGCGGTTCTGTAACTGCCGGGCAAAACCTTTCCGCTGATGCTTCCGGTAAGTTTGTTGCAACCGC